GTTAGGTTCGAAAACACGAAATTCAGCAATTCCCTTTTTTCTTCTACGCTCGAACTTAAGAACGCCTTGTGCGCTCCCATAGCCACTTTCATCAGTTTTTCCATCGTGCTGCCGAACATGTTGTCGGCATCATCATAAGCGTGAATCAGGTTTACCAAATCATGTTGGCGCTTCTTCAACTGCTCCCGCTTGGTGCGGTAATCCTCCGGCGGCAGCACGCCCTCGGCCAATAAATCGACCAGGCGATCCAGCTTGGCCTGTATCTCGCTATGCTCTTTCTTGAGCAACCCGACTTCGCGGTTATGCGATTCCTGCTTGGCTTTGTTCGCTTCCTTCACTGCCGCGATAGCCGCCGTCATCATCTCATGGTCTTTGATGGTGATCCGCTCAAGCGCGGCTTCCATCTGCGCGGCAACCTTATCCTCGCGTACCCAAAACTTCTTGCTCGGGTTTTCGGGGTTCCAGGTAACCAGATAGGTAAACTCTGCTGTCGTGCCATTCTTGTAGCTTTTCTTTTTGGTGTCCGAGGAAACCACCCTGCCGGTGACGGCACAGGTAAGCAGACCTCTGAACAAAAAGTCTTTGCCGCCGTACAGGAACGGCTTCTTTTCCCAGCCGCGCAATACGGCTTGGCAATCTTCCCATACGTTTCGGGAAACAAGGGGTTCGTGGCAATGCTGCATAATCTCGCCTTTTATCAGCATATCGCCGTAGTAGAAAGGATTCTGTACGATGCGATAAAGGGTCGATTTGTGTAATTCCACACCAGCCTTGCTACGCAGCCCCCACTCTTTGCAGCGGCGTTGCATATCACCGAGGGTAAAAGCTCCCGAAGCATAATCGGTGAATAATCTCATGACCAATGGTGCGCGGACGGGATCGACAACGATGACACTGTTGCCCCTATCATCACGCTGATTCAGATAGCCGAGCGGCGCGGGTCCGTACCATTCGCCTTTTTTAATCTTGTAGTCTATGCTGCGCTTCACGTTTTCAGAAAGCTGCATGACATAGCTTTTTGCACCAAGCACACAGAAGTCCCAGCGCATGTGATCCGATGCACTGGCCTCGCGCCCGATAATCATATTCTCGCGGTAGAAGTGCAGTTCGATTTTATCCCTGCGAACGAGATCATCGAGATACACCGAATCTTTGAAGCTGCGCTGCACGCGGTCAACGGCATCAGCGACAATCGCAATTGTACCTTTTTGCCGCTTGGCAAACTCAATCATTTCCATGAACTTTTTACGATCACCGCGTGTTGAAGACTCGGTGATGGTAAAAATTTCCAAGATGTCGAAGTTTTTCTTGTCGCAGTAACGTATCAGGCGATCTCTTTGGGCATCGAGTGAGTGGCCATCTTCCTGGTCTTTCGAGGATACGCGAACCAGAATAATCGCCTTTGAAACAGCGCCTGTTTCTTGAACCTCGAATTTTTGCTTTCTGCCTCTCACGTGTTACTCCCTTCCATCATGCGCTTGCAATCTGGTGATCGGGGAGTTCGAAAACCGGAATGTATCGGTTATGTACGCCTTTAGCCGGAGCTTGAACATGCGCGTACATCTCCCCGACCATAGGGATAGAGGCCGAGGATACATCAAACATGGGCTGATGCACACCCTACATTCTCGGAGTTTCGACACTCCACGTCAGCATATAACCAACGCATAAAAAGATTACTATATTCCAGCTGGTTAGCAAGAACTTCCTTTTCGCTTTTTGCGTTCACTCGGATCACGAGTTCGCAGTAGCCCATAAGGTTTCGTGCCAGCCTGTGTGCTTCCTGGTCGCTGATCGCGCCGCCGTGCCGCTCTTTGATGAGTGCAACGAGTTTATCGTATGCGGTTGTTTCGGGTGTCATGCGTGCGCCTCCACATCATTCGGGCGCACCTCTCGCGAGCATATTGGGAAGTATGCCAGAATTTGTCCGTTGTGTCCGCTGTAAAAGTGTCCGGTCATTTTTGGCCGCTCCTATCCGTTGAGTTGGTAAGTGATCTTGAGCAAGGCCAGCGTCCACAATTCCCTGGCTTTGGTTTTGCCGATTCCCATGCGCCAGCAGATTTGCTTCCAGCGAACGCTCTCTGCCCTCAACCAAATAATCCGGCGCTCATCTTCGTGTTCGAGAAGGAAAATCCAGGTGAAAGTTTCTTCCATGCGACTGATGGCATCAGGCAAAGGCGGTCCGAGACGCAGCGGCATTTTCTCCATCGCCATCTGCTCCCATACGGTGCGAACGATGGGAGGCCATACGTTGAAAAAACCTTGGCCTTGCTGCTTTGGCAGGCGGCGCAACGTCCGCACTGCTTCTTCAAAGCGATCCGCCACTTCGGTAACCGTCCAATCTTTTCGTGTGCTTTTAGCCATGCAGTCCTCCGCTTTGTTGGTTGGTGCCGGAAAGCGTGAGGCGCAAACACCTGCCCCCGAGGGGAAGTGTCCGCCGCAGGTGGCGGCGTACACCCCCTTTAGGGGGTAGTAGTGGCGCACCGTAACTTGCTAACCAGTGAAATGTCTTGGAAACACAACGCCCAAACTTGCCCGAAACTTGATTTTTCATCATTGCCACGTGAGCCATTTTCCCAAACTTGAAATCAAGAAATATCAAGGGGCTTGCGTGGTATGTTCGGGACGCTCCCAAACTTAAAAGGCAAGTTCGGAAGTTTGGAAAATGAAGTTCGGGTTTCACCGAAACTTGGGGTTTTCTAGGGTTAGTTTTCATGATTATCCTCCTCTGGGTAAGTCCAGTGGTTCGGGTCTTGCACCTCAAGACACGCACCTGTTCCTGGAAATTTGTAATGGGTGGGAAGCACGGAGATGATTTCGCCATCCTCCGTTTTGAACTCCATGTCTTCGATGCACAGCAGGCCGAGCTTGGAGCGGGTTTTCTTTAGTCCCAGTGCCTTGTAGTTCTGCGTGAAACGAATGTAGCCTTGTGTTGCCAGCACACCGAGCCGCTCATAAAGCGAGTCCTTGCTGCCAAGGTGATGCTTGCCTTCATACGCCTCAGCAAACTGGTTCATGGTGTACATGCGTCCTTCTCTGGCTTCAGAGAACAGAAGCTGAAGGATGACGTTGTATTTGCGCCTGCGCTCTGCATCGAGCTTGCGCCCCAATTCCTTGGCCACCAGGCGCTCGCTGATGATGTTTTTGGCAATCCAGCGCCCATCCACCTTTTCAATGATGCAAGGCGGAATCTCGGGACCGTTACGCAGTTCCGTGAATAGCTGCCGCTCGGGGCTTACTTCGTCAGGCCGAAACAGAATAAGGCCGGAGTCATAAAAGCCGCGCAACGCACTCGCGCCCGAAATGGCTTGAAGCGGGTCTTCCTCAAACTGCTTTTTTCCCTGCTTGCGGGTATGATGAACGATGATGATGCCAGCTTCTGGATTCACAAGGTCGCGCAACCGTTCCACCCGCTCATGCAGGAAGAACATCATCGCGCTGTTGTCATTCTCCGAAGCGTCGGGCTTGCCGCCGTCGAATACGTTGCGGATTGGGTCAATGCAAATCACATCCGGCAAGCGCTTGCCGAAACGGGTGCGGATATGTTCCGCGCACCGCACCACACCGTCTTTATCCAGGAGCATCCGCAGGCGTGGCGTGATGAACATATTCTCAGCGGCGCGTTGTTTGATGTCGTTGCCGATAGCAAGGCTTTGGATACGTTCGCTCACATAATAGCCGTGAATCTCCATTTGCAGATAGAAGATGCGGAGTGGCTCGCGGGGCTGCATGTGCAGGAATTGCTCTCCTGCGGCCATGTGTAGGAACATGGAAAGCAGGAAATCGCTTTTGCCTACCTTCGGCGCACCGGCGAACAACATCACGCTGTTGGGCGTGAGAATACGCGGCGCGATAATGTCCGAAGGCACGGCTGGCGGATTATCCAGCAAATCAGCCAAACGATAGCTGATGATTTCTGGTGCGTCCTGCTGACGTTCTTCCGGTGGCACGTATGCCGTGGGTGCGCCGTATTTACGGCAATGCTTTTCCCATAGCCGCTTCATCTCGCCGCGCACGCGATCTTCCGGCCATGCGGGGCGCAGGCAGGTCAGGTTATAGCCCCACACTTCTTCCCAGGCTTCCTGCTGGTCAATCAGCCCTTCGTGATAGCGCCGGATGACATAGCCCATCACCGTGCTGATCGCTTCAAAGCGCGTGATGCCGTCCTTGCCACCTTCATGCACTTTCATGGTCATGAGTTCTTCGGTGGCAGGCTTCACATCATTGAAATCGTTCCAATTCAGGTTGGGCTGCTTGTAGTCCGTGCCTTCCATCGGCGGCATGTGGGCAATCGCCTCGGCCAAATCGCCCAGGTGATATTCATAGCCGTTGCGCTCCTCGATGGTGACAAGCCGCGCTTCAGCGGTTTTGTGATAGACGCTGCCTGCAATACGGATGGGCTGATGCGCCGATTTGAATGAGGTATCGCCGCCGACTTTCAGGGCGATTTGCTCGCGCAGTCGGCAGGCGGTTACCACATCATCGCCTTCCGCCGCTTCTGAAAGCCGCCAGTAAACATGCAGCTTGCGTGCGCCGGTTTCGGTGATGCCGCCCGAACATATTATCAGCGATGGCTTGCCAAGATGGGCGCTCAAATGTGCGAGCTTGGCTTCACTATCGCCGGTGTCGATGTCCACCAGCAACACGCCAGTCTGCATCACATCCGCGCTTCCAGCCTTTCCCTCCGCCGCAACCGTGCCAGGGATAAGATAGCAAGCGCGGTTGGCCTGATGCGCCTCACATGCAAATTGATAGACGCGGCTTGCGGCCTGGTCATCGTTTGCGATCCAGCGCAAAGCTGGTTTTCCCTGTTTTCCGGCTTCGGGAAAACTTCTCAGCGCAATCCAGCCGTCGGTATAGCTGAACAGGCTCTCCAGGAATTGCTCTATGGTTTCCAGTGAAGGCGCAATCATGCAGCACCTCCCCAGCAGCGTTCCTGCCACGGGCAGAGTTTGCATTCATAATGGTTGCGGTCACGCGAGATGCGCGGCAGCCATTCCCCAGCCTCGCACGCGGTAATAACGCGCACGGCCTTATCGCTCATATTCTGCGCCAGCTGGCCGTTGAACGGGATAAGTTCGTGGTATAGCTCCGCCGTGTCCTTATTGATGGCGGTGAATAACGCAGGATTGCGGCAAATGCCCTCAATGCTGCCTTCCATATACGCCTGATAGGTGGCAACCTGCGCGGCATAGATGGGCTTGGTTTTTGCCAGTCCTTTACTCGCAGTTTCGTTCCAGGATTTGCTGTTGAGCGATTTGCATTCCCAGATCATCGGGAACGAAAGCCCAAGCTCCGCTGGTGCGCTTGTGATAATGCCGTCCACGTGGCCGCGTATGCGACCGCCTGCCACATAAAAACCAAACGGATAACCATCGGGCTTGCGTGTATGAAGTTCCAAGCCTGCCTTTTTCAGCCAGTTAATCGCCAGATCCTCGAACACGTGACCGGCGGCAAAAATACGAAGCAGCTGGCCGGAAAATTCCTGCCCTTCATCTTTCGGCTGGTTAAGATATTCAAATTGCAGCGCACGCTGGCAGGCCACGCCCAGGCGCGAACCACCGAGATACGTGCGCGGCTTGTCGCTTTGGCGTTCCGATTCCAGCGCCTTATCAATCAAGACATTCAGCTGCTCGGCGAAGCTATTGGTGAAGTCGAGTGTCATTTGCCACCTCCGAGCGTTTTAGAGGGGTCAAACGGAATCTCGATGTCAGGCCATTGCTGATGCGCCGCCTTTTGCAAAGCGTCCTGATACGCGGTGACAATCACCTCAATCAGCGTCAGGATTTCTTCGCGGCTGTAGTCTTGGATCGGCTTATTGTAGCCAACATCCGCACCGATATATTCGGCCATAGGCTGAATAGCGGCACGCATGGCAGCGATTTCATGCGGGGTCGGGTCAATCATCGTGTCCCTCCCGTGCTTGCGTTTAACGGCAGCGAAGAAGTCTTGATGCTGGCGCGAGCAGAAATACCGCAGGCTTTGCTGACCCGTGCGTGTCCATAGCCATGCGCTCGGGTCGGCATACGCCCAGCCACGCGGGAAGCGTTTGCAGATCGGGCAAAGCAGAAAGGTTGGGCGAACTGACATGTCATAGCGCCCCCACTGCCTGCTTGATGGCACGCTGATTGAATTTCAGCGTCATCAATGCCGAGGCTTCGTAACGGGTCAGCGAATAGTCGTGCTGATATTGAGGCGGCAGGTATTGCAGCTGCTTGGGCGTGGCCTGCTCATAAAGCCAGCGGCGCGTCTTATGGGCGCTGTCCTCAGTTTCATGCAGGTTTAGCCAGTCATTCGCCGCAGAAAGGCACACCGACTTATCGCCGGAAGCGAGCGAATGCACCTGCTTGCTGCCGGTCACACCGCCCACCGCCTGCCAGAATCCTCTCGGGCTGATAAGCACGGTTGCCCAGGCTTTGAAGCCAACGGCCACCAGCGTGTTGTCGGTGTGGAACGGATCGCACCAGAGGAAATGCGAGGTTTGCAGGATTTGGATTTCCTGCATGGAGAAATCGTCAATCTCCATGACGTGCGGTTCTGCTACCGGCCATTCATAGCCGCACAAGCTGCATTCCTGAATGCGTGCAGGCATTTCCGCTTTGCAATCGGGGCATGTTTTATGCGGAGCTGTGGCGGTGCCGCTTTCTTTGTCCTCGTCTTTTTTGTCGTCTTCCAGCTTAACCGTTTGCTCAAGGTTGCCGTGAATCAGCGTGGAAGTGCCAAAGTCGAGAATGATGCAGTCGGTTTTGGTAACACCTGGCCATTTCTCAGAATCCACCACGCGCAGGCCGCGCCCGATCATCTGAATCATGGTCGATTTGTAGGAACTAGGCCGCAGTAACACCACGCAGGAAGTCGGCGGGTGATCCCACCCTTCAGTCAATACTGCCACATTGACGATGACCTGATATTTGCCCTTGGCATAATCATCAATCAGCGTGCGGCGTGCGGTATCCGACAAGTCACCGGATATAAACGCCGTGGGAATACCTTCGGCATTGAAGGTCGCCGCCACGTGTTCGGCGTGCGCCAGCGTGGAGCAGAACACAACGGTTTGGCGACCACCGGCTTTTTCCTTCCAGTGCTGGACTACCGCCTGGTTAATCGGGCGTTTGTCCATGATTTCCGCCACTTCGCCCATATCATAGTCAGAGGCGGTTTTCTTCACCTGGCGCAGTTCATCCTGCACGCCCACATTCATCACGAAGGTGCGCGGCTTCACCAAATGGCCGGAGCGGATAAGCTCGCCGACGGTTATCTGGTCGCAAACATTATCGAAAACCGCACGCAAGCCCTTCTTATCGCCGCGCATAGGCGTGGCGGTGACCCCGAGCAATTTGCAGTTCGGGTTGTTCTTGCGAGCCTGTTCGATGATGCGCAGGTAGGAATCCGCACAGGCGTGATGCGCTTCGTCGATTATAAGCGCATCCAGCATCGGCATGGTTTCGCGATTCTCAGGGCGCGTCAGCGTCTGCACCATCGCGAACCCGACATCCCCACGCCAGCTTTTGGCTTCTGCATTGAAGAAGCTGGCCGTGAGGCTCGGGTTCATGCGAAGGAATGTGGCGCTGTTTTGCGTCGTCAATTCATCGCGGTGTTGCAGAACGCAGGCTTTATTCAGCGAACCTTTCTTGAACATGCGCCCGAGTGCCGCCGAAAGCATCACCGTTTTGCCTGCACCGGTGGGCGCTACCGCCAGCGTATTGTCATGTTCTGACAATGCGCCGACGATGTTGCCCACCATTGTTTCCTGTCGTGGTCTAAGCAGCATGGCCGTCCTCGCTTATTGAGCCCAGGACGGGCGGTTGCTGTTACCCTGCGGACGTGACGGCGCAGGCGCAGGAGCCGCAGGCGGCGTGAAGCCTCCACCGCTATTTCCGCCGGTGCTGCCCATGATGGCCGCATAGTCTTTGTGATCCGGCGTGATGGCTTTCTGGATGCGGTTCTTTTCGCCCCTGTCACCATCTTCCACTTCAATCTTCGCGACGAATTCAATCCCATCGAGGTCTTGAAAGCCGCTGATTTGCCGTGCTGCTTGCGCCTGCGGTGAGTTATCCTTGTGGCTGATACCGCGTGCGGAATTCAGCACGCTCTTGATAAAGGCACGCCCCATCTGCGCGTATTTTTCACCTTTGGGGCTATGCAGGCCGACCAAGCTCCACACCTTGCGGCGAGCGAACTGGCCTTCCAACACCACAAACTCACAATCCAGGTAGCACGCGCCGGTGGAAGGGTTGCGGGTGGCATAACCGCCTGTCCATCCCTGGTTGGGTTCATCAAACCCACCTGGGCGAATGGTCATGCGTACCTTGGCAAGCGTGCCGTTTGGGATAACGTCGTATTGGTCTTCAGCATCGTTGAAATTGTTCCAGCTCATTGGATTTCTCCTTCATTGTTCGGGGTTGCGTAGGAAAGTTGGCGCTCGGCGTGCGGGGCGCGGATTTTGGCCATCAGTTCGCCAAGGTGCGGCTTCTCCATCACCTCAAGCCGCCCTGAGCGGTCTTTGGCGGGAAAGCCGTATGCGTTGATGGTGTGGCAAACGAAGGCGCGGAAAGGCTCGCCGTCTGATGGTCGGATTTCCGCCATCGTGATGACTTGATCGACGATTCCAGGAAGTTCGAGGCCGGTTTTGCTGCCTTCCACCTGCGGCGTGTAGAAGCGCCGGTTGAAGTCATCCGTCTTTTCGTCAAGGATGCCGACGAACCACACATTTTTGCCGCGTGTGTGCTGCAAGTGGGTCAACCAGGAAATCATCTCCTGCCCGTGCAGGCCGTATGCGCCGCGCAAATCCTCTTTGCCGTTCTTTTCTGAAACAGCCTGCGGCTGGCCTCGGCACCAGCCGAAGCAGAGCCTTCCTGCTACGGTGATGCTGTCGATGAAGATGGTTTCATATTTCGCCAGCTGCGCCGGATCGCCGTAGCGTTCACACACCGCTTCGTAGTGTGCTTGGCTATAGGGCTGTTCAGGGCGCAGCGCAGGATTTGCGCCGCCGATGAACACGGCGAAGTCACGGCATTCCGGCCAGGTGCGTGGGCGCAGCGTATCGCCTTGCCAACCTTCAACCGCCAGATCACCGGCTTCCATGTCCAGGAAAAGCGTGGTGGCAGGGTCAAGTGTCCAAAGCAGGCTGGTTTTACCAATACCAGCCTTGCCAAGGATGCAGCCCTTAATCCCTTTCTGTTCCTTGAGGCGCTCGTCTGCAGAAATGATCGGGAGCTTATTCATGACGGCCTCCCTTTTTCGAGAGAGCGTCCAGGATGTTGTCGCTGCCTAAGCCGCCTTTGGCTCTGGCTTCGCGATACAGGCGGCGCAAAACCGACAAGCGGCTGTAGAGCGCGTCTGTTTCCTTATCCAGTGCCTGCGCCGCGAAAGCGATGTCATCAAGCGTTGCTTCTTCAATCGGCTTTTCGATTGCCTGCTGGCCTTCATCGTTGGCCGGAAGGGTGATAGTGTCAGGCAGTGAATCTTGCAGGTAAAACGCCCTGCAAAGTTTGCGTAGTAAGCCCTTAGTCATGGGTATCTCCTTTGTTTTGGTTGATTTGGTTGGAAAGTGCGCCGCGCAGCCCGAGGCAGAGGATGTGCGCCTGAAAGCGCAGGCGTTCGGCCTGCATCAGGAGTTCCATCAGCATTGCGGGGTTCACGAGCAGCAGCTCGGCTGCGGGCATGTGAAAGACGTGCTCCAAGGTGATGCCGCTCATGCGTCACCTCCCGACGGGGTTTCGTCTTTCAGGTCAGAGTCTTTGGGGATTTCGTTGCTGGCTTCGTATGCCTCAACATCTTCCAGGCGGTAGCGAACCAAGCCGCCGATTTTAACGAAGATGGGTCCGATACCAGCCCACCTCCATCTTTCAACTGTGCTGGGCGATACTTTCCATCGCTCAGCCAGTTCTTTGGGGTTCAGGAATTTTCCGGTCATTGATGCTTCTCCTCGGTTTGTTGTGGTTACCGAGGAGAATTTCGCAGATGACTGGTGAGGGCTTAGAGCCGGTGCTTGTTAGGAAATTGGTGAGGAATGCTGGTTAATTCACCAGTAATCGGCATGTGCCACGCGGGTTGCCGTACCCAATCAGTTTTTTCCAAGTTGCGTGTCCGTTAAATAAATTGCTGATACGCCGAGTGCTTTCCACGCCTATAGCACTCATCACTTCGGAGGTTTTGGCCGATAACTGGCCTTTACTGTACAGTTCAATAAGATGCTGCACGAAAGCACGCTGTGAATCACCTGGGAAATGGTGCGTGATACCATTGAGCGTTACGGTGCGATAATCGGCGGAATGAGTGAGCGGGCTGTCTGCTGCGGGCTGATTGTTCCACATACGCCCCAAGACATCAGCTTTCAGGAATGTCTTTGCTGGCTCGTCGCTCAGGCACATAGTCATAGCAACGGCGCGGTGAGCGGAAATCTTTTCTGGATTCTGCTTGTGAGGAGATGTGAGGAGAATGATGCCGGTTTCATCGGAAAGCGCGGTAATAGCTTCGTTCACTGCTTTTTCAGATTGTTTATACCCACGGCATAAAAAAATTGGGCGCAGTTTCTTTTCCAGCCTCGCAACACCGATTTTCCAGCAGGTATTTGCAATCACATCTGTGGTTTTATCTGCGCCAGAAATATCAAGGGATTTACGCAGCGCCTCAATCAGCCAAGCTGACGAAGCCTGATATTGCATGATCCGCCTGGCCTCGAAAGAAACATGCCCAGCGTCAACGCAATATCCTTTGAAAGTTGTAGGATTGATTGCAATGTCGTGTGGTTCATCGCATTGGGGACAAAGGAGATGGCTTGCATTGCCAGAATGCACTAGCGCATTTTCTTTGATCAGTGCATCAAACCAAATATGACGGCCTTGCAGGGTGGCATCCGCGTGGGTGATATGCTCACCGCTATCGAATAGCTGAATAAGCCAGGCATGGCGATTATCAGGCATACTCTTGCTCGGCTTCTTCTGTAGGCTCTTGAGGTTGCTCCGTTATCACGTCTTGAAGAATTCCCCATTGCTTTAGATATCCTTCAATCATCTGGCGATCATGCTCTTTCAGGTGCTTCAAGTCAGAACCATTTTTCTTGAGCGAAAGATGTATCACTTGGCCACGTCCGCCTGCCTTCTTGGGATGAAAATGAAAACTCAACACGACATGAAACAGATTGTATCTTCCATATAGCGTGCCAGTTTCATCGAAGAAGGCACGAAGCGCATACAGATCAGAATCCTTCCCGTTGGCCATAGCATCCACGGTTAGAATGTGCTTGAAGGGGGCGTTGGCAGAAAGGTCTAATTTTCTGACGCGCACCACCTCGATGTTATGCTCGGGCTTTGTCTGAAGCAGAGGCGCCTGGGGGCGTGATGCAAATTTTTCAATGGCGAAATGCACCGGCTCGGTAGGAGTGAATTCGGTCGTCTCATGTTTGAGAATAGCTTTGGCAAAAGCTTTGCGAACAAGTTCGTGATTGTCCTTGCCGCCGTCCACCACTGTGCAAAGTTGCTGAGTCTGCGGATCATATACGACAGCCGCAACAATCGCCTTTTTGGTATTTACGCGGTGCAGCTGTTTATTCTGCACCTGAATATCGCTATTCGGCAGATCGTTCACATACACGCTGATTTGGCGAGTGCCGTCAGAATATCGCTTATACACCTCACCACAGCATTCATCGCGGTTATCAAAGTTGTGGCGGATAATTTTTGCTACTTCAAAAGCAAATTCGTTAGCATCTTCCTCGGTGATATTATCAAGTGAACCTTCCATTTTTATTGAGCAGTGCTGCCATGATCTGCCTTCTGCCTTGAAGTCAACAAAGAGCAATTCTTCGGCAGTTTTGAAAAGAGCTTCATCTTCAAAAAAAATCGCCATTGCACGGTGATGGCTATTTTCTAAGGCTTGAAGTTTTGTCATCATCTCATCGGGTTTATCACTGGCGTTGATTAACGCCTTAATCCCCCGATCACTCGCAATCACATTGATGCGCTCGAGGTGAGCATGAACCGGTTCATAGTCAGATTGTGGTAAAGCATTGATTGCTGTGTCGAGAGCAGAGGCAACCGCTTTGTCCTCTTGCTCCCAATCAATCGGTTCAGCGAAGGTAACTTTGTGTTCTTCGCAGTATGATTTCCACATTGTCTTAGGTACGTGATTCACCACCATTCTAATTGATACTGCCATGCCGATTTCTCCTGGATTCCCCGTTGCTTTTTGATTATCGTTGCATTATTCTATCCAATCAATCATTTTGCAAGCATAAATAGTTAAAGGGGAAATATGCCAAGAGGTGGCGCACGCGCTGGGGCTGGACGCCCCAAGGGTACAGGTAAGTACGGCGAGAAAACTGTTACCGTCAGAATCCCTGCCAGCATGGGAGATGCGGTGAAAGAATTTGTCGAAAGCGAGGGAAATGTAATCCCCCTTTATTCAAATTCTGTATCAGCAGGCGCACCATGCTTTGCCGAGGATGATGTGGAAGACCATATCGACCTTGCAAAATACCTTGTTCGCAATCCTGATTCTTCATTCCTGGTGAGGGCATCGGGCTATTCAATGATTAACGCTGGCATCCATCCAGGTGATTTGCTTCTTGCTGACAGTGGTATTGAGCCGCGCACTGGAAAGATAGTTATTGCGGCGGTGGATGGGCAGCTAACGGTGAAGCGACTTAAAAAAACACAACATGAAACGATACTCATGCCGGAGAACGATGACTACGAACCTATCCCGCTACATCGCGAAAATAATGTGACGATATGCGGTGTGGTTACGATGGTTTTACATGCAGTGTGAGAATAGGGAAATTGCGTGTTGTTTATTCCGTGATTTCCTGTATTTTCTGAAACGAAACTCATTCGGGTGAGGCAATGAAAAGCGACATCATGACCATCGACGAGGTAGCAGAATACCTCAAGCTGAAACTGAAAACCGCATACCACCTCGCTGCGAAGGGTGATATTCCAGGCTTCAAGGTCGGCGGTTCATGGCGTTTTCGGCGTAGTGAAATTGAACGCTGGATTCGTAAGCAGGAACAAAAATAAAAGGGAAAAGTATGACAAGCACACAGCAACGCGCCGCCCTACAACGCCAGATATGGCAGATCGCTAACGATGTTCGCGGCGCAGTCGATGGCTGGGACTTTAAGCAGTATGTGCTTGGCACTCTCTTTTACCGCTTCATCAGCGAAAATTTTGCCCTCTACATCGAGGCCGATGACGACAGTATCAATTATGCGGAACTGTCTGATAGCGTGATTACGCCAGAGATTAAAGACGATGCCATCAAAACCAAAGGCTATTTCATCTACCCTAGCCAGCTATTCGTCAATGTTGCTAAAAGCGCCAACACCAATGAAAGCCTGAATACGGACTTAGCCAAAATCTTCGCTGAAATTGAGTCCTCTGCCAATGGCTATCCGTCTGAGGGCGACATCAAGGGGTTGTTTGCTGATTTCGATACAACCAGCAACCGTCTTGGCAACACGGTGAAAGACAAAAACACTCGTTTAGCGGCCGTGCTTAAAGGTGTGGCCGGTTTGGAGTTCGGTGATTTTCAAGGCAGCAAGATTGACTTGTTCGGCGATGCCTATGAATTCCTTATCTCGAACTATGCCGCTAATGCAGGCAAATCCGGGGGTGAGTTTTTTACACCGCAGCACGTCTCCAAGCTAATTGCACAGCTTGCCATGCACAAGCAAACCAGCGTCAATAAGATTTATGACCCTGCCTGTGGTTCTGGTTCGCTATTGCTGCAAGCTAAAAAGCACTTTGATGCACACATCGTTGAGGAAGGTTTTTTCGGTCAGGAAATCAATCATACGACCTACAACCTGGCACGCATGAACATGTTCCTGCACAACATCAACTACGACAAATTCAATATCAAGCTGGGCAACACACTGATCGAGCCGCATTTTGGTGATGACAAACCCTTTGATGCCATCGTTTCAAATCCGCCTTACTCGGTGAAGTGGATAGGCTCTGATGACCCGACGCTAATCAACGATGATCGCTTTGCTCCCGCAGGCGTACTCGCGCCAAAATCCAAAGCGGATTTTGCCTTTGTGCTACACGCACTCAGCTACCTTTCTAGCAAAGGTCGAGCTGCGATTGTGTGCTTCCCTGGCATATTTTATCGTGGCGGTGCGGAGCAGCAAATCCGCAAATATCTGGTGGATAATAACTATGTGGAAACCGTTATTTCACTCGCACCTAACCTGTTCTTTGGCACTACTATTGCCGTGACAATTCTGGTGCTTGCCAAGAATAAAAAGGACACCACCACCCAGTTTATTGATGCAACTAAAGAACATGAGTTCTTTAAGAAGTCCACCAACACTAATGTCATGGAAGATAAACATATCGCCAAGATAATGGAGTTGTTTGATAGCAAAGAAAACATTCAGCACGTTGCTCAATCTGTGCCGTATGAGCGGATTGTTGCCAACGACTATAATCTCTCGGTTAGCTCTTATGTGGAAGCCAAAGACAACCGCGAAGTGGTGAACATTGCGGGGCTAAATGCTGAGATAAAAACCACAGTCAGCAAAATTGATAAACTTCGTGCAGAAATCGATGCCATCGTTGCGGAGATTGAAGCATGAGCAAAGAACTTCAATTTCTGATATACAGCACACCTCAGGAAGACATCAAAGTGGATGTCGTGGTGCGTAATGAAACTATTTGGCTAACACAAAAAGCAATGGCGGCATTATTTGATGTGCAGGTGCCTGCCATTAGCAAACATCTGAAAAACATATTTGAAGAGCGCGAGTTAGACGAAAAAGTGGTTGTTTCCAGAATGGAAATAACCACACAGCATGGGGCTATCGCCGATAAAACCCAGACAAAAGAAACGCAATTCTACAACCTAGATGCCATCATTTCCGTGGGCTATCGCGTCAATTCCGCCAAGGCAACGCAATTTCGAATCTGGGCAACCAAAACCCTCAAGGAGTTCATCCAAAAAGGGTTTGTGCTGGACGATGAGCGACTCAAACAAGGTGAGTCTGTTTTTGGCAAAGACTATTTCCGCGAATTACTCGACCGCGTCCGTTCCATACGCGCAAGCGAACGGCGCATCTGGCAACAAATTACCGATATTTTTGCCGAATGCAGCTTTGACTACAACAAAGACGCTGCCATCACCAAAGAGTTCTACGCCATGGTGCAAAACAAGTTTCATTTCGCCATCACGGGGCAAACCGCTGCTGAGATTATTTACACCAAGGCAGATAGCGGGAAAAACCACATGGGGCTGGCCACATGGAAGAACGCGCCTGATGGGCGAGTACTGAAATCCGATGTGACGATTGCCAAAAACTACCTGCCCGAAAAAGACATCAAGCGGCTTGAGCGGACGGTTTCAGGATATTTTGATTATATCGAGGATTTGATTGAACGGGAAACCGCCTTCACCATGGAAGAATTTTCTGAGAGTGTGAATGCATTCCTAGCGTTCAGAAAATATCAGATTTTGGAAGGCAAAGGCAAAATTTCCAAACCACGTGCCGATGCAAAGGCAGAAGCGGAATACGATGCCTTCAATAAAACGCAAAAGATCGTCTCTGATTTTGACAAGACCATCAAAGCCCTGGAGAAAAAAGAGGGCAAGCCATGAGCTATTTAGAAAAATTGCTGGATGGTGCGGAGGTACAGTGGAAGCCATTGGAGGATGTAACCCAATATGAGCAGCCAACCAAATATCTGGTAAAAACAAAAAACTATAGCGATGAATTTGAGACCCCTGTGTTGACAGCAGGTAAAACTTTTATTCTTGGATACACAGATGAAACCAATGGGGTTTATGAAGCATCGAAGCACCCCGTAATCATCTTTGATGATTTTACAACGGCTAATAAATGGGTTGATTTTGATTTCAAAGCAAAATCATCTGCAATGAAGATGATTACGTCAAGTGACGAGTCCAAGTTCCATCTGAAATATGTGTATTATTGGTTGAATACATTACCCAGCGAGTTAGTTGACGGGGATCATAAACGGCAGTGGATTAGTAATTTTTCTAGTAAAAAAATCCCCATCCCATGTCCTGAGAATCCGAAGAAGTCGCTGGCGATTCAGGCGGAGATTGTGCGGATTTTGGACGCATTTACCGCTCTTACAGCCGAGCTTACAGCCGAGCT